CATTATCATCAGTTCGTCGGCGACCCTCTTATAGGCATCCCAACCAACTTCACTTGCGATTTCTACATCGCCATATTCATAAGTTTCTACACCAAAGGTTCCACTATCCCTATCCACAGTACGTGCTATAGGTGGTGCTATCTCCGGTGTGCATGTATATCCGTCTAAATCTTGTGACCTATAAGAACAACTAGCTGTAGGAGCAATGCAAAAGGCTCTGACCATATCATGGGCTCGTGCCACATTTGCAGCCTCTTCAATACCATTTTTAAGTGCATGAGCTAATTCTACTGCTTTATTACCAGGTGTTTCTAATCCTAAATTTACAGCCGTTAAGGCTTCTCCAAAGTCTCTGTACTTAATGTCACTTCGTCGCAAGAGATTCGAGAGTCCAAGGCATCCAAGTCCGACTTGGCGATCCGTTTCACTCGGAAGATATTCTCCAGTCCCTCCAACGCCTGTTCGGCTATGAAGATCGCACAGCTCGGACATACCCTCACGGAAAGCCGTTGGTATGTCGGCGATTGTAGTGGCACCGAGATTGACATGCTGGAGCAAGCACGTTCCTCGTGACCGCAAATATATCTCAAGACAGACGTTTCCATAGATACGTTCCCCATTTTCGTACTTTATTTTGTTGAGCCAGATGTCGCCGGACTTAATCCCGGTAATGATGGCGTCTCTAACTTCAGTTCCGGCGTTGAACCAAGTTTCTTCTGTAACGTCGACGCATCTTTTAATCCAGGCAAGTTGAGTCCTATCAGTCCGCACGAACTCAAGGATATCGCTGTGATCGATGTCAAGGTGACATACAATAGCGCCGTTTTTGTACGTTCCGCCCCTTCTAAGTATTTCATTTAATGTTGAGTAGATTTTTGCAAATGATACTGGTCCACTAGCTGTGAGACCTTTTCCGTTTTCATGACCTTTCGGTCTGAGTTTTGATAAATGTATGGCACAACCTGCGCCATTTCTCAAGGCATGACTGGCAAATCTCCAGCTAGCCTCAATTCCCTCTGGTCCTTCCATTGAGTCTTCAACAACGAAAACTGTACAAGATACGGGTAGTCGACTTTCCGGGTTATCCAACCATGATTGGACCCGACCGGTGCGGGAGATAAAACTTGTCATACTAAATCTTCTAAATTTGGTGGTTGATAATTTGGTCCTTTTAATACTTTTCCGTCTTCTCGATAAATCGGTTTACCGTACTCATCAAGTTTAGACATGTTACTTTCATGCACTCTATGCATAGCTTCGTCTAAATCCCAACCCATGTTCTCAGCGTATTGATAGCATACATATACTAAATCAGCTAACTCTTTTAAAGCTTCAGATCTTATATGAGGGCTATCTCTAAACAAACCTCCCTCAGCTTCAAGGAACTCTTTAAACTCTTCAACGATCAAATTCTTTTGACCACTCCTCCTGGGAGCTGCTGTCGAGTCTATTATCTGGTAAGCTTTTCTGAACTCCTTTGCTTGGAGAGATAACCTTGTCTGGTGAGTAGTATCTGGGTAAATCTTTAGATCCGGCATTGTTTAAACTTTGATTGGTGGTTTTGGCCATTTATGTACTAAATTAGTTAAAGAATTAGATAAAACATAACACTGTTCTTGTAGTGCCATGAATACAGTTATCATATCCTCTTTCCTTGTTTCTGGTTTACTAAGACTATCATACAACAGCCTTAACTTTAGATCCTGTTCCACTGTCAATTTTGTAATCGGCTCCGGGAGTCCAGGGTATGGGTTTTTTGTTTGCGAAGTCATAGTCGTCAACAGTAAGGATTCTAGCGAGTCTAGCGTTAAGTAAGGCATCATCTTCAGTTAAGTCCTTGTCTTCAAATGTATCAACTACAGTTTTCCAACTGTAACCTTTATCTTCAAAAATGGTAGTAGACCTCTTGACGCCAATACCAGGACAACCAGCATAACCATCAGTTTGGTCCCCTGAGCAACTTTGTACAAGATGCCATTTTGGTCCATCTGTTTCACTGATGAGTGTGATCTCTTCCATATTATATAACTTACCTGGTATCTGGCGCATGTCCTTATCAGGTGAGCATATAATATTTCCTGGGTTTTGAGTGGCATAAATCCCCATACTGTCATCTGCCTCAAGTGTTGGCATTATAATGACTTCATGAGTATTCTTTAATTCATTAATAACACGGCGATAGCCGCATGGCTTTTTTCGATTACGATGACCTTTGTAATCAGGTAAAATTTTCTTCCTGAAATTTACGGAATCAGAGAAGAATAAAATTATCTCTGGTACATCCCACATAAATTTCTGTTTTATTTTACTTAATTCTCTGGTAACTGCTTGCATAGCATCTGAGAATTTACTCGTTACCATGATTACATCATCACCCCAATCGATTTCTGTTTCAGCAGCTGCACAGCTTTTATAAACTATGAAGTCTGCATCGATCAATAATTTCATAAGGTGTTAGTGGACTTCCGCCCAATTACTTCCCGACTTTGCTTCTGCAGCAATTGGGATTCGTAAATTATAGTACTCACCTGCTGTGAGAGCACTATGTTCAAGTAAGAACATCAAGTCTTTGACGTCTTTCTCTTCCGCTTCAAATTGTAATTCATCATGAATGAATGCAAGTTGTCTAGCAGATTCAGGTTTATTTTCATGAGTGTGAATCATCCATCGTTTTGCTAACGTCGCTGCTGATCCTTGGATGAGGTAGTTGAGGGATTTGTGCCCCTTGTCAACGCCGATATAACGACCGTCGAGTCCACGGACATA